GACCTCAAGACATTGGATGTCGATAAGAACATCTGTCTGTGGAAAGGGAAGAAAATCAAAGAGACTGATGAGTCCTATTGGAATGTTCCGTGGGAGAAAGAGGCACAGGATCTGGAGTACAAGTTGTACAATAAGATGCGGGAAAAACTGGGGTATCTCTCCCTCCCGAAGTTGTGATTCATATAAATAACATTGAACAAATTTTATCCTTGTTACAATGTTATCATTTTCCGAATACCTATCTGAAGCGTATGACATCATACCAAAGTCAGAAGTAGAGATCGACAAACTATCCTTTCTTTCTGATGACGAGAGAGGAAGACTGAAAAAACTTTATGGTGAGGTTTCCCAAAGTTCTGGGATGCCTGACCCATTAGCTTTATCCTCTTCTGAAAAGAAGATTAAAGTATTTCGATCAGTTGCAGTTGAACTCGACCTCAAGAAACTTTCAAAACAATATGGTTTCAACCTGTCGGCAGGTAATGGTTCCAGAGGGGGAAGAGGAAGTAAGTCGCAAGGTTTCGCATTTGAAAACCAAATTGTAAGTGACCTTGAACAATACAAGAGTGCGGGTCTTGACGGGGAATTCAAATTTCCCGAAATGGTAAAACAGATGCACGATGCTTTTCTCAAAGATGCTTCCGAAATCGAAGTGAAGTTGGAGGGTGGTGCGAACACAAAGAGACCCTTGGTCTTCGGAGACGTTAAAGCGGTTATTGGTGGACGCAATCTGAACATCGGAAGCAAAGTAACCGATGTTACTGTCTATACAGATAAGGGCGAATACTACCTTTCCGCAAAATTTGGTGGAACAGTGACCTTCTTTAACGCTGGCGTAAAAACCATCTTCACCGATGATCAGTTCGAATCTGGTAAGATCACAAACAAAGATGGTCTGAAGTTATTGGATATGTTCGGTATTGACGAACAGAGATTCATCGAAACATTCACCGCATACGATCCGACTGCCAAAAAATCTGGTAGTAAAGATATCGTGAATAATCCAAGAGCGAACAAGTCCGCTTTGCAAAGGTTGTTATTGACGGGTATTGGATATGGGTATTACATGGTTCATCGAAAGGGGAAGAAAGTTGAATTCTATGAAATGACTCCATCCAGAATGAAGAAAGCCGCTACAATCCAAAACATCCGCATTCTTTATCCAAAACCTGGCGAAGCAAAACGAATTGACATCGAAGTAGTAACCCCTCTTTACATCTTCAAATTCAACATTCGTAACAAACAGGGTGGTCTGTATCCTTCTCATATTATGTGTGATTACAAACCAAACCCGAACTAAATAATAATATGATTTCGTTTTCCAATTTCCTGACAGAAGAAAAGAACACACACATGATGCACATCGAAAATGCGGTGTTGTATCGTGGTGTCAAAGGAACAGAACGTGCATTACAGGCACTCGAAGATCTCTACGGAATGTTATCCGGTTCCGGACTATCCCAAGGTCGAATGATCACCCAAAAGTGGGATGGCGCTCCCGCAGTATTCTTTGGATCTGCACCCGATGATGGTCAGTTCTTTGTTGCAAAGAAAGGTATCTTCAACAAAGACCCCAAGGTCTACAAGTCTATCGAAGACATTAAGGCAGATACATCTGGTGATCTTGCCGAAAAACTGATCTCAGTTTTTAATAACTTCAAAGATGCGGGCATCAAAACGATCTATCAAGGCGATCTGATGTTCACCAAGAAGGACGTGGAGACCTCAAACATCGACGGAAAGAAACTCTACACATTCCAAGCAAACACCATTGTATATGCCGTTCCGGTTGATTCAGAACCCGGCAAACAGATCAAATCTGCCGATCTGGGTATTGTTGTCCACACTGAATACAAGGGGAAATCTTACGAGAAACTTTCTGCCACATTTGATATCAATGTGAACTCTCTCAAGAAGAAGATGGCGCCAAAGGTATGGGTACAAGATGCGTACATCGATAACCTTGGTGACCAAGTAACCTTGGATCAAGACGCTCAAAACCAAGTAAGAACTTATCTGGACATCGCAAACAAAACATTGAGAGATGCAAAGGGTATCATCAAACAGATCGAAGCGAACCAAGAACTTGCAACTAACATCGAGACCTTTCAGAACTCTTTCATTCGATCCGATGTTAAAGTCACCGATGCAAAACGTCATGTGAACGATTTGATTGCATGGTTCGATGAGAGATTCCGCAAACGCCGTGACAAACTCAAGTCCGACAAAGGTAAGGCAAAGGTCGATGTTGAACAGGCAGAGTTGATGAAATTCTTCTCGGACGCAAACAAACGGGATCTGCAAAAACTCTTCGAACTTCAGTTTGCAATGGCGAACGCCAAGGATCTTCTCTTCCGTCAATTGGAACGTATCAAATCAATTGGAACCTTCGTGAGAACTCCCGATGGATTCCGTGTGACCGGAACAGAAGGTTATGTGATTGTGGACAAACTCGACTCCAAGACATACAAGATCGTTGACCGAATGGAGTTCAGTAAGAATAATTTCAGCAAAGACATCATTAAAAGTTGGATGAGAGATCGGTAATTAAGTTCAAATAGTTGGCGGTTGAAAACGTCCAAATGTATAAATAAGTGTATGAAAGGATTCATATACATTTGGATGGACACAAAACGCAAAAAGTTTTACATAGGCAGTCACAAGGGAGATTTCAATGATGGGTACATTGCAAGTAGTAAAAGACTCCTATGTGCTTACAAGAGTAGACCCGAAACATTTAAGAGGAGAATATTAGAAACATTACAATTTGAAGATCACAAAGAATTACTCGAACGTGAGACCTACTGGTTGTCTATGATCAAACCGGAAGAACTTGGTAAGAGATACTACAACGAAAAGAATGTTGCGTCTGGTGGGGATATCATAAGTAACCTGTCTGAAGAAAAGAAAGAACAACATCGACGAAAAAGTATCGAAGCACGGAAGAAGGGTTGGAAGAAGTGGTATGAAAATCTTTCGGAATCAGAGAAGTCTGAAAGATCAAAATACGCAAGATCCTGTGTTAAGAATACTAAAAGGGAACCAAGGTGTGGTGAGGACAATTCATTCTACGGAAAGACACACACCGAAGATGTCAAACGTAAAATATCGGAATCAAATAGACGCATAAAGAGAAGGATTAAACAATATAAAATCGTATTTCCGGACGGAAGAGAAGAAATACATCTGGGTCAAAATAGTATAATTGATAAATACTGTAAGAACAAAGGTATAAAAATTAGAAGACACATTGATACCGACAAACCAATTTACTCGAATCGAAATAAGGATTCCCAACTAATAGGGTGTAAAATTTTTACTCATGGATAACTTTAAAACATACAACGAAAAGACAACAAAGGAAATTACCTTTACCTTTGGCAGGATGCAGCCCCCTACGATAGGACACGAAAAACTACTCAATGCCGTCAAGAGGGTTGGTACAGAGTTTCGTATCTATGCGTCCCAATCACAAGACCCCAAGAAGAATCCTTTGGACTACAAGACCAAGATCAAATATCTTCGTGATATATTCCCTCAATTCAAAAAACAAATTCAACTGGATAACTCTGTGAAGACCGCTCTGGATGTACTCTTCAAGTTGTATGATGAAGGATACACCAAGGTCAACTTCGTTGTTGGAGGAGATCGTGTTCGTGCATTTGAATTCCTCAAGAAGTATAATGGAGTGAAGACCAAGGGTAAATTCTATGACTTCCCCGATGGTATCATGATCCTCTCCGCTGGAGAAAGAGATCCAGATGCTGAAGGTGTCACCGGAATGTCTGCATCCAAGATGAGAGCAGCTGCCATCGAAGGTGACTTCAAGTCTTTCAAGAATGGTATTCCGGGCTATCCTCGGATTGCAAATCTGTTCAACGATCTTCGCAAAGCAATGGGTTATGAACCTATCAAAGATCTGGTTGAACACATTCAACTCCCACCTGTTTCTGAAACCCGTGAAATGTATGTGAGGGGCGAAGTCCTCTATCAAGGTTTTGTGTTTGAACACAATGATGAGACGTATGAAGTGGCGGAGTGCAAACCCAACTTCGTGGTAACTACCACGGGGGAGAAATTCTTCGTCAATGATATTGAGTTTTAAACAGTTTGTAACTGAAGGTAAAACGATCTTCGACTATCTTCTCTTTCCACCCGAAGGAGAAGAATTGAAAATTGCTACCAAGATTGCAAAGATGCGTAATGATAGACGTTATGTCTATCGGGGTATGTCCAAGAAAGAATGGAACACTCTGAAGTCCAAGGGCGAAGTAGTTTCCTTGGGCAAGGGAAACACAAGAGACATCCAAGGTTCCTATGTCGCTTCTGATATTCAACTTGCGGGTCGATTCGCATTGCGTAATTGGAAGGACAAAGTCGGAGGGGTTCTGGTTACTCTGGAAATTGACAAATTGCCTGAACTACAAAAGGCAGATCCTGGCAACTTCTGGGTCGAAAAAATTCCTTACAATGCCGTAAAGGATAAATACATACTATGAATGTGATTAACGAAGAAGAACAAACATACAAAGCGCCAGCTGGAGCAAAG